CGCGCCCCCCTCCCCCCCCGCCCCGCCCCCCCCCCCCCCGGGGGGGGGGGGGGGGGGCGGCATCGCGGCCCGACTCCTGTCTGAGGCCATGATACCGCCCGCATAGGCGTGTCCTATAGGTGCTGTCACATTCCGAGGGCCGACTTAAGGGACCCGAAGCCGCTCGCCTCGTTGCCTGAGTACCAGGGGCTTCGAGGATCGGTGACCACTACGCCCTTAGGCGGGAGCCACAGGTCTCTCTTCAGCTTCTCGGTAGCGCTCTCGTCCTCGGCGTTGCGAGTGAGGATCCACCACATGACGTGGCAGAACCGGTTCAGGGGCAGGGTCTCCAGGTCGATCCCGTGCCCGAGGCAGAACCCGTCGATGTAGTCCCACTCCGCGTACGCCGAGGCCAGGAGGCGCCGGATCACGTAGGAGGGTTCTCCCCGGCCTCCTCCATGACAGCGGAGATGAGGTCGGTCAGGTCGGGGATGTCGAGGTCGTCGGCGGGGTTCTTCAGTCGCTTGACGACCTCGGCGCCGGTCTCCTTGCCGAAGAGGACGTGGCACCACTTGGCCAGGCCGTCGATGATCTTCTCTGAGTCCTCGTCGGCGTCCTTGAGAGCCTGGGACAGGAAGATGGCGACGGACGCCTTGGGAGGGCGGACCTTGTACTCGGTACCGACCAGTTCAACAGAGATGGACTTCCGGGTCTTGCCGGGGATCGTGATAGTAGCCATGAGGCGATTCTAATGGAAGTCAGAGGGCTTGATAAGCCTGAGGGCGTCTCGGACGAAGTGGGCGCCCTTGATGCCCTTGACCCACTTCGCGAATACGGCCTGCGAGGATCCCTTCGGGGTGAAGACCATGCGCTGAGCCCTGGCCGGCCCGTGAGCCCGGGTGCCCTTCTCCTGATAGGCGGCATAGGGAGTGCGGGCACCGATCTCGAAGGTTGGGTTGAGCGGATGCTTCCCGTGGACGCGCTCAATAGTGACGGAGTTCACCATGCGGCCAGAGTTCACGCGCCCCTTAGCGCGGATGTTGCGCTGGATGCGTCCCTGAGTGCGTCTGGACGCCTTCAGAGCCGCCTGCTTAGTGATCTGGGCCACCTTGTCCTCACGGATGGGGCCCTTGAACCTGACGTTGACGTGAACCATCTCACACCTTTAGATCACGGGCAGTTCAGCCGGACAGTGAAGGTCCACTCGCCGGCCACGCAGCCGCCGTCGGGGCCGGACGCGGCCCAGTCCATAGCGTCGGCGTTCGTGGACGAGGTCAGGAACTTGCCTAGGTCCGCCATGTCCTGGTGCAGCACGGCCGCGTCCGCCGTCAGGTCGAAGGGGCGCGGCCCGCGGCCGCGGTCGTCCACGACCTCGACGCAGCGCAGAGTTCCTAGAGCGTAGGTCGCGGCCCAGTAGCGGACCGAGCATGCCTCCCCGTCGGCGGCGCGGGTACCGAAGACTGGTGAGACAGAGACGGTGCGCACGTAGAGGTGCCCTGCGCAGCACTCGTCCCAGGCCACCTCGGCCCCGGGGGCGACGTACGCCTGAGAGACCGCGTTGGAGAGGGCCTGTGCTCCGCCCTTAAGCAGTGCGAGGGCCGTGGAGTGGACGACGGACGGCGCCGGGGCGGGGACTCGCCCTGACAGCGCCGCGTAGTCCTCGCTCTGGGCGCGGTTACGGCGCGACAGGCGCGGGGCCGGACTCACCAGATCACCCCGCCGCGGAGGCTGTGCGGCTGACGGCGAGCGTAGTCGTCGGGGTTGTAGGCCCTAGCGGCCTGGCGAGGCTTGCGGATCGAGGCGACCCAGGAGTCGACCAGCCAGATGCCGGTGCGCCCCTCCTGCATCTCGTCGAAGTCGTCCTGCACCTGGACGGTGACGCCCTGCCGGGTGACCGACTGGAGGCGTGCCGGGAGGGCGCAGTCGCGGTCCATGCAGGCCGCCTTGGCCAGCTCGAGGGCGAGCACTCCGGCAGCGACCTGACCGCCCTCGGGGACGGGGACGCCCTGCGAGTAGCGAATCTCCCAGGTGCCCTCCTCAGTCGTCGGCCGGGAGAGGTCTTGTACCGCGGGGAATACAAGTGGAACATCGGGGCCCGCGGGTGAGGTACGGCCTGTGAGCTTGAGCACCGAGTGATTGATGAGGCGGTAAGCGCCCAGAGGGAGAACCTTGCCGTTCACAGTGACCTGGTGCACACGGTGCACGTTCCCAGGCAGGCGGATGGCCGGAGTACCTGAGGTGTGGGTGCAGTGGGGGCCGCACACGCCGCACACGACGTCGTGCAGAACGCCGCCCAGGCGGAAGGGCAGGAAGCCTCGCAGGTAGTCCTGGGACTGGTAGGTGGGCGGCGGCACGCAGTCGGCCGGCTCGGGTCGGATCGTGACGATGTCGGTCCCGAAACGGCGCCCGGTCCACTCCCAGAGCAGCTGAGTGGCCATGGCCTCGAAGGTGTGCTGCTGCTCAGGCCGTCCGGCCTCGTCCAGGTACTCCTTGAGGTCCTCGCACGCGCTGTAGGAGACCGGCCAGTCTCCTGGGCCGTAGCCCCTGTCGATGTCCTGCATGCCCTCTCCTACAACGCGTGCGTGGCGCGGGATGGCTACGCCGCCAGCTATAGGCGGTGCCCGCACGGAAGAGTATACCCATAGGGGCTGCCTAAGAGACGTAGAGGCGGTTTCACGTGACACTGGTACGGTGACAGCCCCGCAGGCGTTTGTGCGCTCTACGGGGCTGTCAGTGCCTCTGAGGGTGATGGTGTGCCTCAGGCGACGGTGACGGGCTGGTCGCTGTCCGGCGGAGGAGCGAGAGCCGTGTCGATCATGAGGAGGTGGTCGAGCGGGTCGAGAGGGGTGGGGAGCTTCGCGTTGTCGAAGCCGCCGCCTCCCTGCTTGGCCTTCTTGACCACGTCGTAAGGGCCAGTGCCCCAGGCGTTGCCGGACTTGGTGACGGCGCCGGTCATGGAGAACGAGATGGCGTCCTCACCGTTGACCTCGATGTCGCCGATGGTTCCGGCGGTGATGAACGGCAGCAGCAGGTAGCCGCTGGCGTCCTCAGCACCCTCAGCGCAGGCCTGGCCGGACAGGCCGGTCCACAGCTCGAGTGCGAACTTCTTCTCGATCTTGCCGTAGGCGACCTTGAAGCCGGCGGTGTCGCCCGCGTGGTCCAGGTACTTCGTAGCGTTGGTGACGATGTCCAGGACGGAGGGGTTCACACCGCAGAACTCCAGCTCGACGGTGAAGAACTTGAAGGTGTTGGACTGCTTCTCGTTGACGCACAGGGAGCCGTCGGCCTTGCGGACCGTGATCTCCGTGCCGTCCTCGACCTCAGCGGCCAGCTTGATCGACACGAAGCCGGAGGTGGCCACCGGCTTGTGCCGGGTCTTGTCGAACTTGCCACAGGTGTCCAGAGGGGTGACGCGGATGCGCTTCCCCAGCACCGGTGTGTATGAGTGCGTCTTCGCCATGGTTCAGCGCTCTCCTTCGTACGTGATTTGAGTGATGGTGTAGACCGCGGCCGCGGCGATCACGGCCAGGGCGACTGATGCTGCGCGGGAGATCACTCTTCCGCCGCCTTCAGGTCAAGCTGCGGGATACCTGCGTCCACGGTCACCCGGAACGCGTCCCACTTGTTGAATCCGATGACGTACTGGCGCTCGGCCACGCCGGTGACGTCGTTCTGACCCTTGTCGAACCCGCCGGCGCCGTTGGTTGAGGTGAACGCCTCCCCGCGGTAGATGACGATCTGGCCGGTGGCCACGATCTGCATCTCGTCCGGGTAGCCGGCCCCGACCACGACCGGGGTCCCGAGGCGGGTCTCGAAGCCGCCCCCGCGGGCGTCCTTGATGAGCTTGGTGCTCGCCAGGAGGCTGGCCAGGCGGCGGGGGATGTGCAGGGTAGGCTGAGCCCCGTACTGTGCGGCGTAGTGCTCCAGGGCGGCGAGGCCCTGAGGCATGTCGAGCTTGCCGGACCCCTTGGGGGCGTAGGAGCGAACCTTGCCGAGGCCAAGGCCTCGGTTAGGCGCCCCACTCCAGAGGGCCTGCTCGACGGCGTGCTCCTCCTGAAGCAGCAGCCGGGAGGCGGCGATCTGGGTGGCCTCCTGAGGGGAGTGGCTCAGGGCCGTGGTGCGGTAGGCCGCGTACACGGTGAGCGGGGCCTGCGACTCCAGGGCCAGGCACTTCGGGTCGGTCAGGGTCTTGGGCAGGCCGGGGACTGCGCCCGGGCTCTGCCACTGGCCGATGGCGCCAAGCTGGGCGCGCTCGACGTCCTCCCAGGTGACTCCGTTCTCCCACCGCACCGAGGAGTCCTCGATGGGTGCGAACTGGGAGAAGAGCCCGCCCGGAAGGGGCGTGGCAGCGGGGGCGCTGACCCGCTGCTTGGGTGCGATGATGGGCATCTGTCCTCCTTGCTGGAAGGCTGCGGCTGAGTGAGGTCACGGGGGGGGGGGGGGGGCGGCCCCCCCCCCCCCCCCCCGCGACCCCCACGCCGG